GAGGTCATCCACATAGAGCGTGCCGTCGCTCGAGACCCAGTATTGTTCCCAAGCACAGTACCTGTCCCANNNCCCAGGCTGCGCAAAAACAACTTCCTGTGCGGTTCAAGTCCAGACGCTCATTTAATGTCGCGCCAACTCGCTCATTATCCACAAAAGTGATGCCGCTACCATCAGACACCCAAATACCATTAGGCCCAAAGGCAAAGATACTCTTGTTGGCCACGCAGATTGAACGGGAGTTCCAGCACCCTGCACCTTTATACAACAGCCCATAGCTGAAAATATACGGCCGAGAAATGTAGCTTACCTTGACAACCTCCCTATTCGTGCAGAGGAGCATAAAGTTATCCAGCGCAACACCGCCAACCAGTTCCCCCTGGATGTCCCTAATAAACAGGTCACCGGCCATATTTCCCTGTTCAGGTGTCCAGTAATCCGGGTTATCGTCATCAGACCAGAGCACCGAGTCCGCACAGACAGCTACCAGGAAATTCTTACACTTGAGCAGGAACTTAGGTACATAACCCCTAGCTGTGAAGTTCTCAACTTCCTGCATGGTGCTATAAGGCCAATACGCCGGGTTCTTTTCCTCCGTAGGCTCCCCGGTTTCATCCAGGATAAACTGGTTGTCATCCCTAGGTTTCCACACCCAGAGTTTCTCCCCATGAACAGCATAGACCCACTTACCAAACGGCTGGAAACTCCAATCCCCTGAGGCAACGTGCCCTTGAGGGGTTACATCAGTAATTTCCGCTGTGGTAAGTGAATAGGTTAGTACTGAACTGGTCGTGCCAAGGAAGATTAAATCACCAGCACCGCAAATCGCATTTACAGGGACACCTGCTGACATCAACGGAATTTGCCCGGGCATAGGCTGGAGGGTTCTATCTATAAAGAGCACACCTCTCCCATCCTCCCAGAGAATAGGCTTCTGGTCGGGTAAGTCAGGCGTATAGCCTGAAGCCAGCTCGTCAATTCGTACTAACCTTTCACTCATTTCTTTTCCTCTGGTTTGGTTAATTCTTTCGCAAGGTCAACAGCTTTCTTCCCTTTGGCGATATCCTCAGGTGTGGCATTGCGCACATTGAGGGCCAGGATAGCCAGCAGCTTTTTCAGCCAGCCAGCACCTGGAATAAGGGCACAAAGAGCAGAACTACCAACCACCACACTACCAATAATAGTAGCAAGAGGCTCAAAGTTCTCAGAAACGTAACTAAAAAATTCATACATTCTAATCCTCCAATTCAAAGTGGGGTTTATCAACGAGGGACTTCCACGTGCCACCCCAGGTTATATTAAGTCCCAGCTTCCCGGCGCAATAGCCTAGGTAGAAAGC